ACTCCAAAGAAGTATAAAGCCGGAAGAGTTTATACTCTTAAGCCGCATATCATTAAGTTTAAAGATGATAATGACCAAATTATTGAAATCAAATCAGCAGAACCGATGAATTGGGATCTTGTAAAGAAATACTAGGAGTATAATATGGAAGCGCTGCTTCTAGCAGGTTTTATGGAGTGTAGAATGGAAATAAAAAAATTAAATCCTAAAAGCTACATTCAAATAATAAGTCAATTTGATGCAGATGAATTTGGTAATCAAATGCATGTACTTTCAACAGATAGAGAAAAGAAAAATTGGGTAATTTGTTCAAGTAATGATACTTCTGCAAAAATATACCCTACATATAGGATTATATCATGATAACAGAAAGTTTAATAAAACAAATTAAGTATGACGAAGGAGTAGTTCTAGGTGTTTATCAAGATCATCTAGGCTATGCTACTTGTGGAGTAGGTCACCTAATATTAGAAAGTGACCCAGAGCACGGGTTACCAAATGGAACATCTATCAGTGAGTCCACATGTGACAATTATTTAAAACAAGACTTACAGATTGCCAGTGATGAATGTAAAATTTTATATCAACCCTGGTTCAAAGATTTTCCACAAGAAGTAAAAGAAATACTTATAAATATGATGTTTAACTTGGGTAGGCCGCGCCTATCGAAGTTCAAGAACTTCAATAAGGCAGTTATGCGAAAAGACTGGAAAAATGCAGCAGTTGAAGGAAGAGACTCATTATGGTACAGACAAGTAAGGAAGAGAGCAGACAGATTGATGGTACGTCTGGAGAGCCTGTAAACTATAGTTGTTATGCATGCTCAGAATTTGTTAGCTGGTTAGCTCCAGATGGAAGATGCCGTGAATGTACAGAATATATACCGGAGGAAATATGATAGTGGATGATGATATGAGTTTAAAAAATTATTCAATACCGGACGACTTTACAGTTGTTCCTCATAGAGATCCTGTAAGTAGAATTACGTTAGTAATAAAACGTATGCAGGAACATATTGAATATTTAGAAAATGCAGTAAGAGAGGAGCAAGCCGCAAAGTATAAAGCGTTTCAACGCATAGCGGAGTTAACAAGTGAGCGAGGGTAGGAAATATGATGGTGAGAAACCTCAGCTTTATCTATTACCACCCAAGTCTATAACTGAAGTAGGAAAAGTACTTACATTTGGAGCAAAGAAATACGATGCTCATAACTGGAGAAAAGTAGACGACCTACAAAACCGCTACAGTAGTGCTGCTTTGAGGCACATCTTTGCCCATATAGATGGCGAAGAGTTAGATGAAGAAACAGGGTTATCACACCTTGCACATGCAATATGTTGTTTAATGTTTAAACTAGAGGATGAATTAATTGGGCAGAGTGAGAAAAAGGGACAACGAGAAGTTGACTCCCGAGAACATACAGAAAGTGATAGATCTGTTGAATCAGTCGACTCCTATCACGAAAAAAGACGCTTGTGGAATATTGAATATCTCGTATAATACTACGAGACTTACAAAAATAATAGAAGATTACGAAGATACACTTGCGTTTCGAGCAAAAAGAATTAGTCAAAACCGTGGAAAGTCTGCAACTCAAGCAGAGATTGCAGATGCTATCACGTCATACCTACAAGGAGATTCTGTAGTACAAATTGCAAAATCCCTGTATCGTTCCGCAGGATTCATAAAATCTATTATAGAGCGCATAGGCGTTCCGTATCGTCCTGGGACACTCGAATCTAAGAATGAGATAGGTATGTTTCCCGATGAGTGCATGAGTGATGAGTTTGAAAACGGTGAGATCGTATGGTCAGCAGAGCATCATTGTGCCGCAACAGTACAGTTTGAATACACTTTAGAGCATACTCGTAAAATGCCGGGTCTACAAGAAATAGACTATGAAAAGAAGTATGGCGCAAAGTGTTATAGTATTTGGATAATGAGAGAATTAATAGATGATTCATCGGGTCATTGGATTGATTTAGAGGGTCAGCGCAATGGCTTCTTTGCGAGTGCAATATCTTATGATTTAGGTAGGTTAACACACCTTGAACAATATGGAATTGACCTTAGCCGTATTTAAATCTTGACATTGTATCCATTTATTGATATAATATAATTTCAAAAAATAAGGAAAGTATTATGGATAATATGGAAACTGTAGCAAACTGGCTACAAGATAATGTAGATTGGACAAAGTTCTGGGTATCTATTAAAACTATAGGAACTGTATATGATAGTCCCTCATATAGATTTATAAAAGGGGAGATTATAACTGAGGCCTTAGCAAAGTATTCTAATGAAAGAGTCCCTTTCGTTGATGGAATAGGGTATGATAATATAATAACCGATCTAGGAACTCTTATAGAAGTAAGGTCTGAGAAAAAGGCAATTGGGTTACAAGGGTCTATAAAATCTGGACTTAAGTTAAAAAATGGACAGGGAGAAACAACAGACTTTTCCCCTCCGGATAATTGGTTTTTATTAGTAGTACGAACTATGGCTCCTTTTATTGCTGTTTTAGTAAACGCTGATACTGCAGTCGAATACGCTATCTATAAGGGAAATGAAGTGACAATGGGACCGAGATGCCAAGATTATAAAGTAATTCATAGATGTGAAGATGTAGAAGTTAAAAAAGAAGTTAAAAAAGTAAGTATAGCGAGAGTGTTTCTGGAGAGTATTGACGATGATATATAATGAAGATTGTATCAAGGGAATGAAAAACCATTTTGAGGATGGATCAGTAGATTTAATTATTGCCGATCCTCCGTATGGAATAGCAGGTGATAAATTAGATAAACATTATAATCGAAAAGAAAATAATGTAATTCCTGGGTACATTGAAGTAACTGCTGGTGACTATGAAGAATTTAGTTTTGATTGGATAGTAGGATGTGAAAGAATTTTAAGGAATGGGGGATCTTTTTATATTATAAGTGGATATACTCATTTAAGAGAAGTTTTAAATGCTTTATTTGAAACTAATCTTACCTTAATAAATCATCTTATATGGAAGTATAATTTTGGTGTATATACCACAAAAAAATATGTTAGTTCACACTACCATATTCTTTTTTTAGAGAAGCCTCCTTCAAGTAAAAGAACTTTTAATACCTTCGCTAATGTTGAAAACATTCCTGGCAATGATAAAGATACTAAAAAGTCCTATAATGATAGACTCTCTGTTCTTGAAATCAATCGAGAGAATAAACCAGGTGAGACAAAAAATAAAAATACTCTACCAGTAAAGTTAGTAGATAAACTAATAAAGTATTCTTCTAATGAAGGTGATATAGTTTTTGACCCTTTTCTAGGTGGATTTACTACAGCATTTTGTGCAAGTAAGTTAAATAGAATACCCGCAGGGTTTGAAATAAATACCAATGCCTACGATTATTTTTATCCACAACTGAAAAATAATTCTTGACATATATGTCATTTGTTGGTATAATATAAATTCAAAAATGAGGGAACCGACATGGGCGACCGATTTTATTTTCAGCAACTTAGTAAGAGGAAACGTAAAGTGGCGTGGGATGATGAAAGAAAGGCGCAAGCCGTAGAAATGTACGAAGCAGAAAGCCCTACTCCTGAAACATCTATGGAGATAGTAAAGGCTATAGCAGACGAGATGAGTGAGAGTCCAAATGGAGTTCGCATGATTCTAACCAAGGCTGGAGTTTATGTAAAGAAAAGTCCAGCGACTGGATCAGCCAAAAATGGTGGCGGTTCAGGAAACAGCAGAGTTTCAAAAGCAGCAGCTCAAGAAACTTTGATCGCAGCTATCACAGACGCAGGGAAAGAAGTAGATGAAGAAATCATTTCTAAACTGACGGGCAAGGCAGCTGTATACTTTACAGGACTACTGAGCTAGCCTCAGTTTCCGACCGGCAGCGGGAAGCCCATCTTCCCGCTGTTTTTTAGTATCTAAAGAAACAACCTTGAAATTAGAGCAGTAAAAGATTTTACCTACCTAATCTAAGGAGTTTCATGAAAAAGGAAGACCTAGCATCTCTTGTAACAGAGTATGGCGATGCTGTCATTACGTATCGTAGTGAAAATTCAAAAAAGCTAAAGTATAATGTTTGTACCTTAGACTTTAGTACTCAGTATATTCAAGACAAGAAGAATCGTGCAAAAGAATCAGAAGAGACCTTATTGCTTTTCTGCTGGGACACAGATTCTTATCGTCTTTTAAAACCTAAGAATATTACGAGTGTTGTCCCGTTAGCCTCAGTTTTAAAGAACGGAGACTAACATGGAACTTCATGAAGCACCATCTGTCTATGAGCATGTAATACATTATGACGAAGAAAAACAAACCCAAGTACGAGTTACTGTTAATACTTTTAGGAGTGTTGAGTATCTTAGCTTACGTAAGTATTATATGGATTTTAATGAAGAATGGTTACCTACCAAAGACGGGGTTAGCATGCCAATCGATTTTAACAACTCCAGAGAATTGTTTCGTGCCTTAATAGAAATAATATCTCTAGCAGAATCTAAAGAACTTATCGAAGAGCACTTCGGGGACTTAATAGATCGAGTATATGAACACGATTCCTAAAAATTTTTCTTGACTTTATATCTATTTCTTGTTATAATATTATTTGAAAATTAGGGAAACCAACATGCAAAAATCACAGTTAGCCGTAGAGCAGTTACTAGATAAAGCTAGTGACTTATATTACACGGGTGCTCCTATTATAAGTGATACAGAGTTTGATCGCTTAGTAGAAGAGTATAACTATACTAGAGTTGGACATAAGATTCGACGAGGTATTAAGCATTTGTACCCTATGAAGTCTCTTCAAAAGTGTTTTGATGTTACCAAACCTCCTATTGATGATGTAAGTAGTCTTGTTACTACGGTAAAGCTGGACGGCGTTGCTGTGGCTTTGACTTATGTAGAAGGAAAGTTAGTGCAATGTCTTACTCGTGGAGACGGAAAAGAAGGATTAGATATCTCAGACAGAATGTTATATCTAGCCCCGATGCAAATAAAACGTAAAGAAATGCTTCAAGTAACTGGTGAAGTAGTAGCAAAGAAACATATTCCAAATGCAAGAAACTTTGCGGCGGGTGCGTTAAATCTAAAAGATGTTATTGAGTTTCGTGATAGAAAAGAAGAAGGCGGTTTAGCTTTTATAGCTTACGATGCACAAAAAAATACGTGCCAAAACTGGACACAGGAAATGAAGTGTTTGTCAAGTAATGGTTTCAAAACTGTATGGACAGATATGATGTTTGACTATCCTGAGGACGGAAAAGTTTTTAGAATAGACAACTATCGAGACTACTATAAGATGGGAGAAACTTCTCATCATCCAAAAGGTTCTTTCGCTCTGAAACAAATACAAGAGGGAGTAGTAACTGAACTACTTGATGTTGTATGGCAGACTGGAAAATCAGGTGTAGTTACACCAGTAGCTATTCTAGAACCTGTAGTGATAGGTGATGCAACTGTTTCGAGAGCAACCTTGCACAACATGGAATATATACGAGGTTTGAATTTAGAAATCGGGTGTATGGTAGAGGTCATACGAAGTGGTGAAATTATCCCTCGTATTGTCCGACGAGTTGAGGAAAAATAATTCTTGACTTTTATCATAAATTCTGAGATAATAGTTTTTCAATTTTAGAGGAAAGTAATGCAAGCAATAAAAGCTCCAGCGGTTTGTCACACTTGCGGGTATCCGCTTGTCTGGGAAGTCGATCTGTTGTACTGCCGGAATAAATCTTGTAGTGCACAAGTGAGTAAAAAAATTGAACACTTTGCCAAGACACTCAAGATAAAAGGTCTCGGACCAAAAACTATTGAGAAGTTGGATTTAGCAAATTTGCATGAGGTTTATTGTCTCGATGAGGAATGGATCTCTCATGCTCTTAAATCCGAAAAACTGGCAAAAAGTTTAATGGAACAAATTGACTTGTCTAAAGCTATGCCTCTGAATATGGTATTACCATCATTTAGTATTCCCTTGATTGGATCAAGTGCAACTGAAAAATTATCCAAAGTTATAGATACGATTTATGAAATTACAGAGGATAAATGTAAAGAAGCAGGGCTTGGACCAACAGCAACAGAAAACTTAATGCTTTGGTATGAAACTGAGTTTTGTGATAATCTATATCATCTGCCTTTTGATTTTAAATTTGAAAAGGTAGCACGAATTAAAGTTGGTACAGAGATTGTATGTATAAGTGGTAAACTGTCTAGTTTTAAAACGAAAGCAGAAGCAACTGCTGCATTAGTAGCAAAAGGATACCACGTTAATCCAAACTTAACTCGTAATGTAGATATTCTAGTGAATGAGAGCGGAATAGAATCCGCAAAAACAAAGAAAGCCAGAGAGTCTGGCATAACGATAGTAACCAACCTATCAGAATTTTTAGGAGATTGAAATATGGCAACATTGCCTAAGTGGACTGATGAGCGCACAGAAGAGCTCACCAACTTTGTAGGGGATGAAGCCCCTATTTCTCAAGATACTGTAGCGCAAGCTGCAGAGACTCTTGAAACTTCTACTCGATCCGTATCTAGCAAATTGCGTAAGATGGGATACGATGTAGAATTAGCTTCGGCTAAGAGCACCAGAGCTTTCTCTGAGTCTCAAGAAGCTACACTTGCTGCTTTTGTACAAGACAATAGTGGTGAGTATACATACGCTGAAATAGCGTCTCACTTTGATAGCGGAGCATTTACTGCTAAGTCTATCCAAGGTAAAATCCTCTCTATGGAACTGACTGACCATGTCAAGCCAGCTCCAAAGGTAGAGACTCCTCGTACCTATTCTGTTGATGAAGAGAATACCTTTATCACCATGGTAGCTGATGGAGCATTTGTTGAAGCGATAGCTGACAAATTGGATCGTTCAGTAAATAGTGTTAGGGGCAAGGCTCTTAGCTTACTACGCGCTGGAGAAATTGCCGCCATCCCCAAGCAGGAGCACACGAAAGGAGCAGCAAAGGACGATCCTTTGGCTGACCTCGGAGATGTTTCTGGGATGACAGTCGAAGCCATTGCCGACCAAATCGGCAAGACTGCTCGTGGCGTCAAGACTATGCTAACCCGTCGTGGTTTGACAGCCGCAGACTATGATGGTGCTGCAAAGAAAGAAAAAGCTGCTTCTTAAGTAGTATTTCGGTATAGCCATAGTAGGGGTACTGTGGCTATATTTTTTATCATCGGGGGATCTAGTTGAACATTTCAAGTGCTTTTATAAAGCAAGTTTTAGTGACACAAGACTTTGAGACTTGGACACAAGTGCGTAAGCACTACTTGCCTTCTGAGTACCACAGATTATTTACAGAAGTAGATAAACATTGTGAGAAGTTTCACAAGATGCCCACGATGGAAGACTTAAAATATGAGCTTCGAGATACTGCTACAAAAGAGCTTCTTTATGCAGTAGAGAATGTAGAAGTAGATGCTGATGCATTTATGCTTTTACAGTATTTGAAGAATGAATTTACCCAAAAGGAAATTCTAAATCAGCTCGAAGATTATGTTGACAATTCTGTATCCTTTATGGATGCAGAAGAATCAGTTACTCATCTACACCAAATAGTGATGGATGTCGAAGAAAAGGTTGAATTAGAACAACCTCAGGATAGTATGCAACGTATTCCCCTGTTCGAACCAGATGAGGACTTAGCGAAATACCTACCCCTCGGACTCAATAAAGAGTACGATCACGAAATATCATTCTCCCCCCGAGATTTGATACTTGTCGGTGGTCGAAGAGGGGCAGGTAAATCCATCACGTGTGTCAATATTGCTAATAGCGTATATTCTTCCGGCAAATCAGCCATTTATTTCACAATAGAAATGGACAGCAGATCAATTCTACAACGGTGTTGTTCTGTTGCTACCGGCGTACCCTTCTCTAGGCTCCGTACAAAGAACCTCAGTGTAACTGAATGGGAAGCAGTAGCCAAATGGTGGGCTGGAAGATACACAGACAGTCAAGAAAGATTAGCAGAGTATCGAGAACATCGAGACTTTGAGAAATTCCATGATAAATTAAAAACAAGTTGCGAGCTTCTCCCAACTCAGCAGCTTGATGTAGTTTATGATGCTTCTTTGACTATCTCTAAGATACGGTCTGAGCTTGATAAAAAAGTAAAAAGTAAGATGAATGTTGGCGTAATTATCGTAGACTACATCAATCAAGTAAAACGTTCTAAACAGCCCTCTCGGGGAGGGCAGTATGACTGGACGGAACAGATAGAAGTTAGTAAGGCACTAAAAAGCATGGCACAAGAATACGAAACCCCAGTATTCTCGCCATACCAAACGGACGCTAGTGGCGAAGCGCGTTTCGCTAAAGGCATACTAGACGCGGCTGATGCCGCATATAGCTTAGAGACCTGGGATCAGGAAGATGCCTGTATGACATTTAACTGTGTCAAAATGCGCTCTGCTTCTATGCGTTCGTTTACCTCCACCATGGATTGGGAGACTATGAAGATAGGGCCGGACACCGCCTTATCACCCAAGGAAAGAGAGGATAATGACCAGAAGACTGGCGAAGATATAGACGACATATAAAAATAGTTCTTGACATCAACTTCAAATTGTAGTATAATATATATTCATATTTTCAGGAGGCTCTATGCCGATTATTCAAGGAAGCATGAATTACACCTATAGTGGAAGAAAAAGAAAACCTCTTCCAAGAACAAAAAAGATTTTACGCGAAAGTGTTTATGTGCCTAGCACTCCCTATCGCAGAGAGACAACAGAATATAAATCTGCACCTCTAACTCCGTATAGAGAGGTTGGAGTTGCAGAGTATAAAAAAGAAGAGTCTAAAAAATATACACTTGCTCCTGCATACAACAAGGGAGCCTACCAAGTAATTAGTAAAGAGAATATAAGAGATATTGGAAAATGAGAATGTTAGTCTTTTTATTGATGGTAATAGTCGATGGCGACGAGCAGAGTACTCAAAACATGTACTTTGCAAGTATAAATACTTGTAACT